TCTTCCCGTATCTCCCCGATGCAGTCGGAACCAATGCTGGACAGTCCTTTTACAGTCCGACCTAATCCCATTCCATGACGACTAAGCCTAAAAAGACCCAACCGCTACGAGGGGCAACCAAGCCGAGGGTTCATAGCCCACTTCTTAAAGGCAAGACCAGAGCTAATGAAGTAATTGAAATGGTTGAGCGTCTAAAGATGGACAAGCTCATGCCATATCAGGAGTTCATCCTTAAAGACATGATGATGGTGGATAAAAAGAACAATTACAGGCGCAAGACAAGTCTGCTGCTCATAAGTCGGCAGAATGGTAAGTCTCACCTAGGTAGAGTCAGAGTTATCTGGGGAATGTTCTATGGAGACGAAAAGAAGATAATTATTATGTCTGCCAATAGAGCTACATCCTTAATGCTCTTTCGAGAGATTGCATGGATCATAGAATCAACACCAGAGCTAAAAGCCATGACTAAGGTAATTAGGTACGCAAATGGTGGGGAACGAATAGAGCTACTTAATGGAGCCACTCTGGATGTAATCAGCGATAACTCATCTTCTCCCAGAGGTCGCACTGCTGACTTCTTATGGATCGATGAAATCCGCGAAATCTCAGAAGACGGGTATAAAGCAGCAGTACCAGTCACACGCGCCCGCGCTAACGCCCAGACATTTTTAACATCGAATGCGGGTGATGTATTTAGCAGTGTGCTTAATTCGCTTGTCGAACGCGCCAAAGAGTATCCACCAGAAACATTTGGTTATTATGAGTATTCTGCCCCGCAGTATTGCAAGATAGATATAACTCTAGATTCGTTTTGGCGAGATGCAGTAGTTCCTAGCAATCCTGCTCTGGGGTACATAATTACTAAAGAGTCGATTGAAGAAGCAATCGCTACAGCTGCTACAGAAACCACCAGAACCGAGACACTTTGCCAATTCGTAGATTCTCTCCAATCACCTTGGCCTTTTGGCATTCTTGAGGATACTAGCGATAACACGCTAGAAATTGCAGTTGGGGCTTATACTATATTTGGTTTCGATGTCAGTCCTTCGAGAAGGAACGCATCTTTAGTCGCTGGACAATTACTTCCAGATGGAAGGATTGGCATTGGAATCATGCAGACTTGGAGTTCTCAGGTCGCAGTAGATGATCTAAAGATTGCAGCTGAGATTAAAGGCTGGTGCGATTTGTTTCACCCGCGTATGGTCTGTTATGACAAATACGCAACCCAATCGATTGCCGATAGGTTGAAGCAGGCTGGAGTTATGACTGAAGATGTCTCAGGCCAGCAGTTCTACCAAGCCTGTGGTGATTTATTGACTGGATTGGTTACTAACAAGGTCGTTCATAATGGTCAAGCAGAGCTAATCCAACAAATGAATAACTGTGCAGCTAAAGTCAATGACTCAGCTTGGCGTATCGTAAAAAGGCGCAGTTCTGGCGATATTAGCGCGCCTATTGGAATTGCAATGGTCGTAAGCAAGTTAATGCTTCCAGCACCTAAGCCTCAGATTTATAGTTAGACACGCACTAGCATATTGTCTAATCTCTTGACAAATGCTACAATTTCTGTCTATGGGTATCTTCTCGCGTAAGCCTCAAATCTTGGAAGCGCAAAACGCTCCACAAATTATGTCCGAGTCTTACTTGACTTATGGCAATTACTTCCCAGTCATGGTCACTCGCGCCCAAGCTCTTTCAGTACCCAGCATTAAAAGATGCCGCGATCTAATCTGTGGCACTATTGCCAGCATCCCTTTAGAGTATTACAAAAAATCTACAGGTGAAATAATTTCTCCACCAAGATGGATTGAGCAACCTTCTAAAGCTCAACCACGATTTGAGACGCTTTATTTTACTTTAGATAGCCTTCTTATGTATGGCGTAAGTTATTGGCAAATTACCGAGACTTATCTCGAAGATAACAGAATGGCTAACGCTAATTGGGTGGCTAACAATCGCGTTACATTCAATACAGATTCTGTCAATAATTTTGTGACACAGTATTATTTAGATGGCGTTCCGTTACCGATGTCGGGTTTAGGTTCTTTAATAACTTTTCAAAAAGATGAAGGCATCCTTGCTGTTGGTGGTTCTACTATCAAAGCTGCACTTGATGCACAGAGAGCAGCAAGCGTAGCTCTGGAAACGCCATCTGCGACTGGGTTCCTAAAAAACTCGGGGGCTGACCTTCCACCTAATGAAGTTACTGGATTACTTGCTGCATGGAAGCGCGCCCGCCAAAATAATGGCACTGCTTACTTAACTGCAACTCTTGATTATCAAACTACAGGCTTTAGTCCTAAGGACATGGCTTATCAGGATGCAATTCAAGGATTAGCGACTGAATGCGCAAGACTCTGCTCAGTCGATCCTTATTATGTTAGTGCTTCGATGAACACGACCATGACTTATGCAAATGTGCAGGATGAGCGCAAGCAGATGGTTGCTTTTACTTTGCAGCCTTATGTTTCAGCGATTGAGTCAAGGCTCAGCATGGATGATGTAAGCACTGCTGGACATTATGTCAAGTTTAGTTTAGACGACTCATTCTTGCGTACAGAGCCAATGGAAAGATTGTTAGTGCTAGAAAAGATGTTAGCACTTGGTTTAATTACAACAGAACAAGCAATGCAAATGGAAGACCTATCACCTAACGGGAATGGCAGCTAATGGAAACTCTATACATTGAAGCATCATCAATCGAATGCTCAGAAGAACGCAGAGAAATCTCTGGAAAGATTGTGCCTCTTGGTACTGGTGAAATCGGCCATACTAATCTTGGTGCATATACCTTTGCAGCTAACTCTATTGAGATTGCAGACCCAACAAAGATTAAGTTGCTATCACAGCACGATCTAAAGAAGCCAATTGGTCGCATGACTGCTTCAGAGACTCGCGCAGATGGTATCTATGCAACCTTTAAGTTAAGTCGCTCCTCAGGCGGTAATGACGCACTTATTATGGCGCAAGAAGGTCTAGTAACAGGCTTGAGTATCGGGGCAGAAATCCTTTCATCACAGCCATCAAAAGATGGACACACAGTAGTCTCTTCAGCGAGGCTCAAAGAAGTTTCTCTAGTAACTGTTCCCGCATTTGCGTCTTCAGAAATACTAGAGATCGCAGCAGAGGAAGTTATCCCTGTTGAAGAAAACCCACAAACAGAAAGCGAGACAGCTGTGGAGAATACTCCAGAGACAGTTGCAGCACCAGTAGAGGCAGCAGCAGTTGAAGCTGCTCGTCCTACAGTTACAGCAATGTATTACACAAACCCACGCCTTAACCTAAATGTTACAGCAGGCGAATACGCTAAGGCTCAACTAAACGCATCACGCGGTGACGCAGATGCTCGCGAACTAATGGCAGCTCTACAGGTTGCAACAGTCGCAGAAAACACAGGTATGGTTCCACCTACATACCTAAAGGATGTAATTGGTATCATCGATTCATCTCGTCCATTCATCGATTCAATTGAGCGTGCAGCACTTCCTGCAAGCGGAATGAAAATCTTCACTCCAAAGCTCGGAACTCAGGCTACTGTTGCATTGACAGCAGAAGGCGCAGAGTTCTCATCAACAGACACCACAGTAACCTTCCAAGAAGATACAGTAGTAAAGTTCGCAGGAGCTGGAAAACTAGATGTTGAATTAGTTGATCGCTCAGACCCATCATTCCTAGACCTATATCTCCGTGAGTTAGCTGCAAGCTACGCACAGAAGACAGATGCTTACGCAGCAACAATCGCTGCTGATGGTGCTGACAGTTCAACTGGCGCAACCATTTACAAGTCTATCGCTGATGGAATTGCAGATTCTTACGGCGTAATGCGTTTTACACCAAATAAATTATTGGTTGCACCATCTGGCGGTTATGTAAATATTGATTATGCAAACCTACTTGGTGCAGTCGATGGTAGCGGTCGTCCTCTATTTGCTGCTGCTGTCGTTCAGAACGCAGCTGGTTTAATTTCTCAAGGCTCGACTCAAGGAACTGTTGCAGGACTTGATTTAGTAGTTGATCCTAACTACACAGGCAACACAGGTAACGCTAAGGTCGCTTTGGTTTATCCATCAGCTGCAATGCGATTCCACGAATCAGGCACACTCCAGATTCGTGCAAATGTAGTTGCAAATGGTCAGCTTGAAATTGGCATCTACGGATATGTTGCAGTAGTTAATCGCTACCCAACAGCATTCCGTAAGCTAGACATCGCGTAATCTAGTAATACACTAAGTCGCTCTGGGGAGTAGTAGCCCTCTACTCCCCAGAGTCTTAAGAAAGGAATGGCAATGGCACTTACTACAGTTAGCGAATTACGCACCACTTTGGGTGTCGGCACGCTATACACTGATGCTGTTCTCCAAGAAGTCTGTGACGCATCTGATGCAGTCCTACTTCCAATGCTTTGGCAGAATGAGATTTACAATACTTATCAAAGCATTACAGGCAATGTAGGTACATTGTATTTTGAACAAAACATTTTAGACTATTTTTATGTGGGTCAAAGCGTAACTGTCAGTCGTAATGGCAGTCCATATAACGGGGCTAAAACTATTACTGCTATTAGCTCTAACTCTATTTCTTTCGCTGCTGTAGGTGCAGATCAGAACACACACGCAGTTCAACCTATTGGTATCGTTGCAGGAACAGCAACCGATTATGCAACCGACACAGCAATACAGAATGCAGCTTTGATGATCGCTGTCGATATCTGGCAAGCAAGGACTACCAGCTTGTCTGGTTCCAACCTTGTCGATTACCAGCCATCCCCGTATAGATTATCGGCGCAATTACTCGCCAAAGTACGGGGTATGATTATCCACGCAATAAGTCCCAATTCGATGGTGGGATAATGCCAGTTGCTATCACGACACTTAGAACAACACTTGCCACAGCCTTAGTTGATAATGCTAAATGGCAGACCTTTGCATTCCCGCCTGCCACAGTCTTGGCTAACTCAGTTATTGTTAGCCCCGATGATCCGTATTTAACGCCTACCAATAATCAGCATATTGGCATTAGCCCAATGGCATCATTTAAGCTGATTATTACGACTCCACTTTTCGATAATGAGGGCAACCTCAATGGAATAGAAGATTTTGTATGTGGCGTGTTCGCTAAGCTTGCTGCATCTTCTTTGACCTATAATGTAAGCGCAGTCAGTGCGCCTAGTGTTCTCAATGCTGCTTCGGGAGACCTTCTCAGCTGCGAGATGTCCGTATCAATCCTTACGAGTTGGAGTTAATATGTCCGAGTGGGAACAAGAGAACGAAGCCTTCCTGAAAAAAATCGGGCAGGTTAGCACACCAACACCAAAGCCAGCATCTACTAAGAAAGACGAGGAATAATCCTAATGGCTGTATTTCTGAATAACAATGTAGGCGTTAAGATTAACACTGTTGATCTTAGCGACCATGTCACAGCAGTAACAATCAACCGTTCATTCGATGAGCTTGAAATAAGTGCCATGGGCGATTCTTCTAGAAAATTTGTAAAAGGTTTGGAAGCATCAACTGTAACCATCGACTTCCTTAATGACACAGCTTCAGCAAATGTTCTCGCAACACTTCAAGCTGCATGGGGAACAACAGTCACAGCTGTATTCTTACAGACCAAGGGAACAGCAGTTTCTGCTACTAACCCTCTTTACACTGTTTCAATTCTTGTCAATAACACTACAGACATCAATGGTGCTGTATCAGACATTGGCACACAGTCAATTACATTTACATGTAATTCAACGATTGCAGTAGCAACTTCAGGCACATTTTAAACAACTAAAAAAAGGGGCAGCTCATGGCAAGACTAAAAATCGTTCGTATAGATGGAAGCGTTATCGAGGGTGAGATTACTCCAGCAGTGGAGTACTCATTTGAGTTATACGCTAAAAAGGGCTTCCACCGCGCTTTTCGTGAAGACGAGATGCAGACTTCGGTGTATTGGTTGGCATGGGAAGTCACACGCAGATCAGGTGAAACTGTTAAGCCTTTCGGGATTGAGTTTATCGAGGGATTAAAATCCGTTGAGGTGTTGGACTCAGACCCTTTAGCTTAAAGCGCGATTATCCATTCACCTATTTAATAGCTCGCTTGAGCATTAGATTGGGAATCGCGCCACAGCAGTTATTAGATTTAGACCCAATAATGCTTCAAGCCTTGTTGTACGGTCTTAAAGATGAAGCAAAGGAGATAAGCGATGCCAACAGAAGTAAAGGGCGCAATCGCACTCCGTAAGGCTCTAAAAAACTTTGCTCCAGACTTAGCTAGAGAAACTCAAAAAGAGTTAGGCAATCTTCTTAAGCCGATTACTAATAAAGCTAGAGGATTTATCCCTTCACAGGCTCCTCTGAGTGGATGGGCTAAAAGTAGTTCAACAGCTTGGGGCAGTGATCGTATTTGGAATACAGGAAAAGCCAAGCGCGGTATTGGATATAAGACCACACCATCTAGACCTAATAAGCAAGGCTTCAGAGCACTAGCTCGCATTGTTAATGCTTCTGCTGCTGGTGCTATTTATGAGACTGCTGGTCGCAAGAATCCTAATGGTCGCGAGCAGGCTCCTATGGCTAAAGTTGTGCGTGAGAGTCAAGCCAACTATGGCAAGATGATTCGTTCTGGCACTAAGAATCAATCTAAAAGCAATAACCCGCAAGCAGGTGCGCAATTTATCGAAGCGATGAATAATTATGGGCAGATAGTAGATGCCAATAACCAGACAGGCGCAGGTCGTAGATCACGCAAGATGAAGGGTCGCGCAATCTTTAGAGCATGGAAAGAAGATGGCGGGCAGACTAACGCAGCAGTTATTAAAGCTATTGAGAACTCTAAATTAAAGTTCTATGACGCTATGGGAGTTAAATAATGGCAGTTGATCCATCAGTAGTCATTAACTTAGCAGCTGAATACACTGGCAATAAAGCCTTTAAGCAAGCCGATACTGCTGTAGGAAAACTCAATAGCAATGTCAAGAAACTTGCAGGCACATTTGGTATTGCATTTGGCGCAACGGCATTAGTCCAATTTAGCAAGACAGCAGTAAAAGCATTTGCAGCGGATGAGGCAGCAGCCCTTAGACTTAACCGAGCAGTAGAGAATCTAGGCATTGGCTTCGCTAATCCTGCCATTGCTGACTACATTGATAAATTAGAAACTTCAGCGGCAATTGCGGACGACATTCTGCGTCCAGCGTTTCAGGGTTTGCTTACCACTACTGGCTCATTAACCCAATCCCAGAAACTTCTTAATGATGCAATTACTATCAGCCGAGCGTCTGGCATTGATTTAGCCACAGTTACACAGGATTTGGGTAAAGGTTATGTAGGAGTTACTAGAGGTCTAGTCAAATACAACTCAGGTTTGACAAAGGCTGAACTTACGACACTGTCATTCAATGAAATCTTGTCAGTTATTCTAAAGAGATCAGCTGGAGCAGCAGAAGATTACCTAACTACAACTTCTTACAAAATGGATGTTTTAAGTACTGCAACAGGAAAAGCTAATGAACTTATTGGTAAAGGCTTTGTTGATGCTTTATCTCGCGCAAGCGGTGGAACAGAAGCAAGCGATGCCACAATCTTCTTGGAAACACTTGCGGGTGGCTTTAACAAAGTAACCCTAGCTGCTGGTACTGCTATAGGAGCCATTCCATCACTTATTAAAAATGTTAAAGATCTTGGTAAAAGTATCTTTTTTGGTTTTGCTGGCAAACAAATTGGAGTCACTTTAAGCACACCTTCTAAAAAACCCATCCAATCTGGCTCTAACCTTAATAAATCAACAGCAACTACTGAAAACAAGATTGCCAAAGAAAATCTTAAAATTAACACTGCACAGTTAAAATTGGCTAAGGCCAAGTCAATCTTTGACATCCAGAAGATTCAGATTGAGGCTGCTCTCAAGGGCAAGATTTCGGAAGAAGATCGTATTCGTCTCAAGCTCATGCAGGCTATTGAATCTGAAAACATTAGCCAGATTGAAAAATACACAAAGCTGCTTGACGATGCTCAGAAGAATACTGAGAAGTTAGTAAGCACCCTTGCAGGCATTAAGCCATTAGATGATATTTTTAAGAACTTTAACTTTATGTCTGTCAAACAGCAATTAGATACACTCGAAGGTTATTTCAAGTCTTTTGCTGGTTCAGCAGCTTCTGCATTCAATGCTTTAGGTGCATCACAAAGAGCAGCACTTGGCGGGTTTGTACCATTTGCAGGTGCAACTAACGCATCTTTGGGCATTACATCTACTGGCGGGGCTACAACATCAATGCCATCAACAGTTGGGTTAGGCAAAACTGGTACAGGTAATCAACTGCCAGCAGGCGTAACCATTAACACAAATGTCAATACAGGTATTGGAGACCCAGAAACAATAGCCCGCGCTGTTGAAGATGTCATTCGCCAAGCTGTCCAGCGTGGAACATCGAGTCTGCTTCTACCAATATGACATGGCTTCCAGAATGGCGCATTACAGTAGGCACTACTGTTTATACCAATGTAACCTCAGTTAATGTCACTACTGGTCGTATTGATATTGATCGGCAGTGTCAAGCAGGTTATGCCCGCATGGACATTATCAACGCAACCAATGCTCTCTTTGACATTGATGTAACAGATTCCCTAACCCTAGAACTTAAAGACAGTGCTGGTGTATATGTGCCTGTATTTGGTGGCACAGTTTCAGATTTCAGAACTTCAGTTAGAAGCCCAGAAGAAACTGGCTTTGTTACTGTTGGTTCAATTCTTGCAGTAGGTGCTTTGGCTAAATTGCCTAAAGCCATATACACAGCATCAGTAGCTCATGACCTAGATGGTGAGCAGATTTCTATCATTTTAGAAGATTTATTGGTCAATCAATGGCAAGAAGTAGCACCTGCCCTTCAGTGGGTTGATTACGACCCAACAACTACATGGGCTAATGCAGAAAATGTCGGCTTAGGCGAAATCGATGCTGGGCTATATCAGATGGATAATCTCAGTGCATCAGAGCGCAACACGCAGACCTTAGTCACGCAGATAGCCGATAGCGCACTCGGAACGCTGTACGAGGACAAACAGGGGCGAATCTCCTATGCCGATGCGGATCATAGAAGCACCTACTTAGCGGCTAATGGCTCAACCCAATTAGACGCAAATTACGCAACTCCATCCAGCGTTAAGTCCATTCTACAAATTGGCAAGATTCGTAACAGTGAAATTGTGCGATATGGCAATGACTACAACCACACCTACTCAGCTACAGACGATGCTTCAATTACTACCTATGGTCGCTATCAAAAGAGCTACGACTCCAATATCCGTTATCTTGCAGATGTCGAGGATATTGTAGAGCGAGACTTAGCCTTGCGCTCGACACCTAGAACACAGCTTGACCAGATCACTTTTAGACTCGATAACCCAACAATGCCATCTGCTCAACTAGACGACCTTATCAACCTGTTTTTTGGCGAGCCAGTAGTTATTACTAACCTACCTTTTAACATGTTCGAGGGGTACTTCTCAGGCTTTGTAGAGGGCATTTCACTTGCAGCTACACCAACTTAT